AGACTAATTCTGAAGAAAATCTTGCAGGCTATCTGAAGCCTCATGCCGCAGAACTGCTGGAATGCCTGACTGAGGAAGATGTGCCGACATAAAGAATAACTCAGAAAGATAAGAACAAACAATATACACACCCCATCCTGGTTTAAGCTGAGATGGGGTGTCTGCTTATTTTATATCGCACAGAAGTCTAAGGCTCAGTCACCTCTACACCATTGAAGCAATACCACTTGCCCTCGGTGGAAGTGGTCTCATTGCCAGTCCACCAGGCATACCAGATAGGGGTTGGGCCGGAAGAGAGCTGATCAGTCCCATTGTCCGACCACCATCTGCAATCTTCGCAGTCGGTACACAGGAAAGTGGCCATGTACCCATTTTCAAGCGTTGTCCAATCAGGTCTTTGGCTAAAGGTTCCTCCAGAAGTAAGAGGAACATTGCCGATATATCCAAAAGGCGTCCACGTTCCAGGTTCCCCATCTGTCGTACAAACCCAACCAATAGGTTGTCCTACACCAATTGCTCCTGGATGTAGATTCCAGGCAATCTCTCCCTTATAGTGATATCCGGTGGCCTGGTATAGAGGATCTGTGGAATCAGGGGAGGTGAGGGCTGTAAACTCCACAGGATTGTGATAGTTAATGCCCCATGGATAGCCGTGTCGGAGTCCTAAATTTCCGCCAATACGGTCCAGCCTCTTGGTGGTATCATCGGCAACATTGTCAATGTTATTCCTGATCACGACTCCAATTATGTCTCCCGGATTGTACTGGGTGTCGCCTACGAACGAGTAGCAGTAGGAGTCTAATTTAACATCGTCATACCTAGTGGAGTTGTCTTCTTTCTCAAAGAAATTCCCCTCTATCACCATATTTCTGATCTTAAATTCCCCAGCATCAGGAACATATTCGGTCTCATCCCAGCTAGCAGCAGGTCCTCCAGTAACATCTACTTGGATCGCGCTCGTCCCATGCCCAGAGTGTCCTCGTCCCCAATTCTTGAAGTAATTGTTCTGGATCATAACGTCAGACACACCATATGGAGAACCGGAGACAAGGATACCAGCACCCATAAGCTCTGCGAAGATATTGCCCTCGATCTTCGCCCCGTGGGTGCTGGTGAGGGCGATTCCTGCCGGCACGCCAAAACCCATCCCGTATCTGGTGTCATTATCCTCGCCGGTTATCACATTGCCGATGATATTGATGTTGTAGTTTGCGGCTCCAGCAGCAGTTGCATCTGTCCAATTGCCCCCAGTTCTGCCAACCATGTGGATGCCATAAATATACTTATCAGCCCCTCCTCGCCACATGCTTCGAATCACGTTATTTGCGATGGTGACGTTCTTGATCTCCTCAGAGTTCCAGAAGCGGACCCCAGTAGCACAGTTTTCCATGATGTTGTCGGTCACTTCTACATTCTCAAGCAGGACGGCTCCACGACTTTGGGCGCTCGCCACCCAAACTCCAGGATCGCAGTACAGGATGATATTGTTTGTTGCTTTGGAATTGGAGCCGTGAAGCTCGATCCCGCCCGACCAAGTATAGGTAGGTTCAGGTTGTTCAATTCTATTTCCGCTAACGATGGTGTTGTTCCACTCGCTATAGATGAAGGAGAAATCTATGTTGTAATTGTTGCCCAGAATTCCTGTTCCACCGCCATACATCACGCAGTCTGTTACAGTCAATCCGTTGCCTTTGGTGGCGTCACCGGTGTAGTTGGCTACAATATTGTTGTGTCCAGGGTTGTTCAGGATATACAGGTTTGTGATGAGCACATTGTTCCCGCCGTCATCCAGCCTGACCGCCATGCTGGTTCGGGTCTTCCCGGATGGGGTAAGGTTGTTATAGCCGTTCATGTCGATCTGCATGTCACGGATAACGGCGTTCTCGATATCGAACCCCTGGAAGACGTGGGCGTTGCTGGTGTCATCGTCGCTTTGGTCGAACAGGTGGTCAGGTATCTTCAGGATGGTCCCCCAGCCGGTGCCCTGAACGGTACGGTCATCGAGCAGGTTGACAAAATAGTTTTCTATGTAGGAAGGCGACCCCGAAGCGGCGCAGGCCGGCAAGTCTGCGCACTCGTTAATGGTGCTCAGCAGGTAGGTCGCGGTATTGAATTGCACGGTTGCCCCTGCACCCCCGGCAACCATAGCAGCGTTGATCGCCGGAGCCATATCGGTTGTGCCGGGTGTGGTGTTTTCCTGCCACCAGTCGGGATAGACCGTGCCTGGATATGTGAACGTGACCAACCCGTCCCCATCAAAGATCTGCTGAGTGGAGGAGGCCAGTAGACTCCTTGGCGATGGGATCGTGAGCGTTTTGCCGGAATCAATATCCAACAGTGCCCCACTTGCCAGTTCCAGAACGATCCCAGCAGGTAGAGAAAAGTCATCCGCCATCACATAGTTGCCGGGCGGAATCACGATATGCCCCGAGTTTCCGCTACCGATCTGAGCCACCACCCAAGCCAGGGATCCAGGAACCTCTACATCCGAATGATCCTCGATGCTTGCAGCGGCCGATACATACCAGCGCCCCTTGACGATGCTTGACATGTTGTCGGATACGCTGGGAACCTTGGTGAGCGTGACCGTACCCCCTGAATAGGTTGACACGTCAACGTCAAACGTGTCGTCATCGGCCCCGCTCCCCCAATAGATGTCTTCGTTCCCGATTTTGCCGGTAACGCCCTGGAGTTGAGACACCTCGGAGGCTGCGAGGTATCCGCTCCAAGCCGTAATCACCAGTAACGCCGCAACCACAACCAAACCGGCAATAGATCTCTTCAGCATTGCTCGCTCTCCTTTCTGCAAAAGAAAAGCCCGCCTTCCGCCGTGCACGGTTGGCGGGTCTTCTGGTTGCCCTCCCCCTCGGCTGATCAGGCCCGGGGAAGCTTGGTTTTTTCTGGTTGCCTACTTACCTAATCCTTTTTGGGCCGTCTGGATCATGTTTCGGTAGATTGCATCCATAGCCTCTCGCTTTTTGTCCGCCGGCATGGTCCGGTTTTCGTAGATAAGGCTTACCATTTTGCGCTGCATGGATAATGCTTTAGCAAAGGTTTCCATTTGCCTTAGTGCTTCAGGGGTTTCCGTTTTGACCCCGAAAGCGCCAAGTCCCCTAATCCCTGCCTCCTGCTTTGCACTCTCCCGGGTCTGCTTTGCCTTGCCATACGCAGCATAGAACTCCTCAATGCTTCTGGCGTTTGCGGTCGGCATTCGTTGAATGAAACCCCTTATTCCGGGAACATCGGCCAATGTCATGGCTGGATCTGGAGGAGCATCCACCATCCCCGTCTTCTTCAGCAAAATGTCTATGGCATCGAGTGTGTGCTGCCCTAAACCACCGGCATAGCCTCTGATGAAATTCTCTATCTTGGCCGGACTCCCCATGTCTGCAATCGGCTCGAAGGGTATTTTTGAAATCACGTCCGAAAGCAGGCGAACAGCCTGTGAGGTGTGAGGTCCGTACTGCAAGTTTGCCTTGAGGTCTTCCGTCCCTCTCGGAATCAACGGCCTGCCAAAGAACCAGCTTTTATTGGCAAACCACTCTATCGGTGGAATGAATGCGGTCGGTATGACACTGGGGGCAGTCATGGAAAACAACTGCTTCATAGCCTCATCAAGCCCCCTGCTATCGTTTTTGTAGGCATACTCAAGCGCCATTTCGGGGAGGGTGCCAAAGAGCACGCCAAGGTCAAACGGTTTGGGCCATGACCAGATTCGCTTTAGACTGCCATCCTCATTATGAGTGACTACGTTCCAAAAGAGCGTGCGCCTCCATAATGGAATCTCCTGATAGTCCTTATCGTCCCTCTGAGCCCAATAGAGAGCCAGGGACGGGATAGTGATTGAGGCTACAGACCTGGCCGTTGCTCTTGCCGGGTTGGTCTTAAACTCCCTTACAACTCTGTCAACGCCTTGCACGCCCGCGCCCCAGAATGCGGTTATGGCGTTCATGCCTTTGGTTTTGAGCCCAATTCGAGAAAAATCCAGGGTAACGTCGCGGGCGGAATGGCCTGCCAAAAGCATGGCATCAAAAGTTTGACCCTCCTGCTTCAATCCCCTGGCAAACTCGCCAACTCTGGTCATCTCCTCGGCCAACTCCGAAAAGGCCCGCGCCGCCTCAAGCGGGTTCCTGACCAGATTGATTACCTGCTGGCTTCTGCTTGCCAGCAGCTCTTTCATGTTCTTGCTGAGGTAGTCTCTATCGAGTGACACCAGGGCGGCGTGACCTGCCCCACTCACGTTGAACCTTTGATAAACTTCAGTTTTGCCGAGAATGTGAAAGAGTCCCCGAACCATATCAACACCCGGCTTATAGCCGTACTTGCTCATTATGTAGGCGGTCATTTGGTCTCTGAAAGGATTCCTGAGCGCAAATTCGGGGGCGAGTGTAGCACCGGCTCTAAGCCATTTTGCAGGGTAAGAAAGCACCTTCTCAACCGCCCCGATAGACTCTGAATCGAGGCCCATGAGAGCCTTGTAAAGTCCCGGATCAAGCTCGTAGACTTCCGGTTCCCCTCGGTTATAAAGGATCACCTCGTTGGGCTTGGTTTTGTAGTTGGGCCGGAAGGTGGTGATGATGTCGTCAATTGATGCGAGATCATTCCATTGGAGGCCGTGCTGCTCCAGCAGTTCTTCGATGCCCTCCATGCCGTGCTCATCCATAAACTTCGGATCATGTATTTTTTGGGTTATGTCACGGATCGCCCTGAATGTCTCACGAGTGCTTCCCAGCTCTGAGGCCATGCTTGCCGCGGCATCGGAACCGACAATGCTGTCCAGCCGATCGATCATTCTTGACAGTGCCTCGATCTCACCCATCTTCTGAGGCTTGAGCTTAACCGGTAGTTTTTCGATAAACTTGCCCATGCCCTCAATTTCTGATATCCGAATAAGGGCCCCACCAATCCGGGCACGTTCCGCCAGGTTTATCATGGCGAAAGTATTTTGCATGATGTTCTGGGTTGGGCTATAAATGTCCCTGGAGGAACCTTTGAGGCGCTTGGTGGCTTCCGGGAGTTCCGCAAATTTGCGCTTGCTCAACCCCGACACGGAAGGGTCTGTATCCATTACGCGGTAGAGTGGTGCATAAAAGAGGTTCTTTTCCTTTATGGCGTCGTAGGTCTTTTCGCTCATGCGCCCAGCGTCTACCACATAACGAAGCAGATTGTCGCTGTATTGGTAAAGCTGCTCTGCTACATCCTTAAACCGTGGTTCAAGCTCTTTTATCGTCTGCTCGAAATCACCCCTGGAAAGAACACCATCAAAACCTTTAAGGATTCTTTCGTCAGCAACCGCTCTTTTAGCTACCAGCAGCGCATCAAGAAGGTGCCTTTCTCCTCGTTGTTCAACCGGCCTCAGAATGTCGCGGAGGGAGGGGCCGACAAACTCAACCACCCCATGAGTATTGATGTCGGCATTTATCTTAAACTGTCCCCATTTCAAATACTGCTCTGCCTTTCGTGCCCATCCTCGCGTCATCCAGGCAAGCATGTATGGGTTTTCGGACGGGCGTAGCTTGCGACCCTTCAGCTTTTCGGCAGCCTCGGCAAGCCGACCGATTGGCGCAATCTCGTCAACCATATTGGCGTAGAGGTCATTGAGGGTCATCCGCTGCTTCTTTGCCGGGTCTTGCTGGATAACCGACATAACCTTTGACGTGGAGGGAGCCGCCTTGTACTCCGCCCAGTTCTCGCGCAACTTCACCAGAAGGTCGCCCACATCAGGGAATTGCTTCAGCTTTTCCTCAAATTCTCGGAAAAAGGCCGGGGCCTCGGTCATCGCCTTTTTGGGTTCAGTCACATAGTATCTGACAAATTCGGCAAAGCCCTCCCGGTTGAGATCCTTGGCGCCCTCATAAGCCAATGCCTGCACCTCGGGAGGGTATTCTTTCGGTAACTCCAGCATACGCTCAAAATGGTGGGCAGATTCATGGAGCGCAGTTGGAAAGTCGTTGGCCTTTCTGATTCGAGCAACCTGCGCCTTCGTTTTGTAGATCCCCACAACCTGCTTTTTCTGAGCCATGCGCCCGGTACGAATTGGAAGGTCAAGCTGCCTGGAAAGTGTTTTTATCATTGACGACCGGGAAGATTCGTTCCTTATCGGCGGGAATGCGGTTGCCGGAACCGGGGCAATGCCGCGCACCACCAGTTCACCCTCTGATCCCGGAGTTGGAACTGGCGCTATCTCCTGCTTCATTGCGTCGGTTGCAAACGGGGCCTCCTCAAATCGTTCCTTCGCACGGTAATTCAAAAGATCGTAGTAGAGAGCTTCAGCGCTTGGATACCCATAATCCGCCGCGATAACATCCAAAGACAACCCGCCGCGCTTCCTGACAACGCCCACCAGCCCGGCACGTCCAAGCGCCCTGACGGGCTTGTCGAAATCTTTCAAACTGTCCAGGGATATGCCGCTTTTTCTAATCAGGTCTGCAACTTCATACACATCCGATTTGATGCCCGCCATCTCTTCTGAATAAATGTCACGCCACGCCTGCTTTTCGGCTTCAAGCTCATCGAGTGGTCCAAGATATTCCGGTTCTTCGGGGCGCGTTTCCGCCTCTCCCGGCCTCGCTTCTTCGACCGGCGCAATCGGTTCCTCGGGGATTTTGCCAAACTCTTCAACGACAGGTTCTTCCGGCTTGACTCGCTCGGCTGGTGCCGGTTCCTCTGTTTTTGGAATCTCCTTCTTGGGCTTCAATGTCTCCCTGGTGGCAGAACGTGCTCCAGCAAAGAGGCTTACAAGCGCCACGGCTGACCCGACCGGATCACTTAGCCATTTTTCCCTGGCCTTCTCGAGTCCGTAAACACCAACCGGAGCCCCCATAAACTCTGAAAGCGCCTCAATGTTGGTCAAAATAGGGTCAATCCATTCATTGGCGAATTTTCCGCTTGCCAGTTCTTCCGGGTTCCTGGTAGCCATTTCAATCACCTTGTCGGTGAATGGCTTTATCATCCCATAGGCAACCACCAGCGGATTGAGTTGGAATGCGGTTTTCTTTGCGCTTTGCGGGAGCACCCTGGTAAGCCAATCCTCTACGTCCCTGGCCGGTTCTTCCGGCGTTGCCAGCCGTTCCAGTGCTCCCCCAAGACCTGCACCGACCTCCTTGACGGCATTACTGATGCCGCGCACACCAAGAGCCATTTCGTCTGGTGACTGTTCCGGGGCCGGAAAGGAAGCTTTCTGCAAGAATGTGGGTTCTGGTGGACCGGCAGGTTCCATCTGCTTCATCTCAGCGATGCCTGCATTCAAATCACCGGCATAATCCTCCAGCGGCCCGAGATATTCAATCTCCTGGGCTTCCTCCTCCAGCGGCCCGAGATATTCAATTTCGGGCGCTGCCTGTCGCAACTTCTTTGCCCGGTAAATTACGTCCCGCGTGTACCGCCTCGTCTCAATCGGCAAGGTCCCCGCTTTCACCCGCCCCGGCCCGGCGTTATAGGCCGCCAGGGCAAGCACCTGGTCCCCGCCAAATGCCTTCAGCATCTGCCCGAGATATCTCACCCCGCCGTCAATGTTCTGCTGCGGATCGTCCGGATCAACCCCTAGCTCCCTGGCCGTTCCAGGCATGAGCTGCATAGGCCCCCGAGCCCCGGCGGTGCTTACCCACTGATCCGGATTGTACTCCTGCCGATGCACCGATACCGCAAGATCAGGGTCAATTCCGTATTTCAGCGCCGCCCGGACAACCTCCGGATCATAGTTCTCTCGCCGTTCGAGCGGCCCCAGGTATTCGATACCCATCACTCCACCACCTTGGTCCCATCCCACTTGATGACCTGGCCATTGACCCGGTAGCGCCCGGGCGGTTTCCCGGCAAGAGGATTGCCGCCCTGCCCAGTTGCCGCCTGCCGCTGTCCGCCGCGGCCCTCAATGATTCCGTCCAACTCCGCTATCTCGGCATCGATTTGGGCTTCAACGGCCTGCTTGGTCTTATCGTCAACGCTTGACCCAGGCTTGTAACCGGGATTCAACGACGCTATCAGTGCATCCATCTCGTTGCCCTTGAGCAGCTTGACCTTGCTGGTCAGCAGCTCCGTCTTTCGCTTCATGGCCTGCATCGGGGTCATGATCTTTGCAGTCTTCTCGGCAGGCAATCTCACCCCCGCAGCCGCCGCCACGGTTGGGTCAACTTCAGCGCCGCTCATCATGTCAAGGCGTGTTTGCCCAGCCAGTTCATCGGCCTGTTGCCCTGCTGTCCGAGGCATCTGAAAGGCGTCGCCGTCCGGTCCAGTAACCAATCTGGCCGCTCCAGTGAGCTTGTTCACCACCAGACCGCGCCCGTTCTCGAAGTGAACTTGAAGCGTGCTGGGATCGATGGGCTGGAAGGTCGCTATCCTTTCAAGCCCGTACTGCGGCGCATTCTGGTTCCAAAACTGCTTGGTAGCCTCAGCATTGCCGGTTGCCTTGTAAAAGTTCATCGCCCCCCTAATGAAGCCATCAACAGCCGTTGCCCGCTTGTTCTCTGCGGTCAACCCCAACTGCTCGCGTTTGAGCTCCATACCTTGGTTCCATCGGCTCTCGTCACGATCCAAAAGCATCTTTTGCAAGTGCCCCTGGGCCACGCCCTCAGTTGCCCCGCTCAACATTCGCCCCATACTGGCACCAAGAAACGGCATTTTACGTCCTCCCCTTAGTGGGTTAGATACTGAGCGCCGGAAACCATGGCTTGCAGCGTCGGATCATAGCCGTAACCGCTGCCGCCCTGGTTGCTCAATGCGTACAGTTGATAGAGGTTTCCTATGGAATTACCCACTCCCTGCGCGGCAGTCTGGGCCGCGTTGTTGTAGAGGCTGGCAAGGTTACCGTAGGTCCCGGCTGCGTTGCCATAGGCGGAGGAGGCCCCTTGGTAGCCGGAGGTTGCCCCGGTTGACAGCCCGCGCCCCAGGTTCGCCACCTGCATCATGTTCTGCAGGCGCCGCTGACCCCAGTCTGAGTAAGCCTTGCTCACATCCCGGAAGCGGTTCAGCTCATTCGACCGCTGGAACCCATAGTTGACGCCGGCTCCATACGGATTCTTCCCGCCCATCATGGCCCGGATATTGCCACCGGCGTCCCCGTATTGCCGGTTAATTGCGCCAATCTGGGCCATCAATGAAGAGGAATCGCTCGATGGTTGCTGAGCTTCGGCAATCAACTGGTTCTCGAGAGGCGCAAATGTCTCCAGGTATCGATCCCACTGCGCCTGAGCTAGCTCCGCCTGCTTGGCGGCAATCATCGTCTGTGCGTCAGCCGTCGACGAGGCCGCATCGGCCGCCTGACCGGCGCTTTTGCTGCCCTTGACGGCGGAATAAATGCTTGTGGCGGCACCAGCCACCGCGGCCGCCGCGGCTACAGTTCCAGCCGTTATACCCATAGTATCACTCCTTCCCTATTGTGAGTTCTTCATACTCCCAAACCACGGGATACCCACCGATCATGTCTTTGAGTTTGAACGTCTTCGCGGTTTGAGTGAAGGTTTCTCCTGGAACACCGTGCATGTAGAATGGAACGAAATGAATCTTGTGCCGTCGTAGAGTTTCGACCGTATGCCACAGTTTTTCGTCCGACAAAGACTTCTTCAGGATATCGTTGCGAAACGTCTCGTCCCCTGACTCAACCCCGAACGAGCAGGCGAAAAGCCCACGGTCAATCAGCCACTCCAAGTTATCCTGACTGATGCCTGCGTGAATGTAAGCGAAAAACGGATATCTGAACTCGCCCCACGATTCGCGCCATGAGCGTGACCAATAAGGCAGCAGGGCATCTCCCATGAAAAGGATGTCCGGCTTGTAGATTTCCGTCAATTCTGTCAGGTCTTCCTCGACCCGAGTTCTTACCCGCACCAGGGGGGATTGGAATCGCGTGAGGCAGAACGAACACTCATAAGGGCAACCTCTGGAAGAGAAATAAGGAAGTTGGTTCTTCCTCTCTATTATGCCGTAACCCCGATTGAACGGAATGCCTACAAACAGCTCATAATCCGGTAACGGCAAGATATTCAAATCGAGCCAGGTAAGTTTCTCCCTGAACAGAGTGTCATCGCCGGATAGTAAGAAGTCAGGCAAGGTCTCACCGTCACCCCGGCATACGCGAGAAAGCGAACCCGGCATCATCACCGCCCAGGGACCACCCCACAATACGCTGACGCCAGACTCCACGGCGATGACCGCGAATGGCAACGCCAGTCCGAAGTCGGCCCGCGCCGTGCATGACAGGCAAACATGGTCGTAATGAGTTTCCCGCAGAGTGGTCCTGAACCGTTCACGATCTCCAAGGAGATGCAGGTCGACAGCAATCCCGCGCTGTTTGCATATAGCGGACAGCAATGCAAGGCCGTGGTTGTACCGGATGTGCGAGGGATAGAAGGCAAAGAGCACCCTCATTTGATCCACCGGCATTCCTCCCTCAACATCCCGACAAGGTAAAGATCATGAAGTTTGCCGCGGAACCTGAATCCCTTTCGGATGCAACCCTCCAACCGAAAACCAATCTTTTTGAAAATGGGCCACAACTGTTCGATGTTCAGATCGGCCACCATGTAGCCGGACACCCTTGGCAGGTCCAATTCGTTGTAGGGTTTCTCGAAGATCGTCCGAAGATTCCTTCTTGTACACCACCTCCCCCGCCAATTTTTGTCAACAACGCCGTGAATGATTATGGTCAGGCCCGGTTGAAAATGCGAGTAGGCAACCATCCCGACCATCACGCCGTCCTCGCTCAGGACGACCCAGCCTTCAAGCCCCTGGAAACAGGCAATCATGTGATCCAGTGAATCAGCATCAAAAGTCGGATCATGCTCCCTCAATATCTCATAGAGCGCCGGATAGTGGTCGGGCCGCATCTCCTCAAGATAGCTCATCTTCAATTCCCATTCCAACCACCATCGGTGGGAGCAACAAGTAACTGGCCGGTCCACTTCGTTACGTTCACCCCGTCACTACTGGCGTCAAAGGTGCTCACACCATCAAGCTGATCGCTCAGGGTCTCGAGGGTGTCGCTGTCGTCTCCGGTCCTGGCAACCGCCGTTGCTCCGGTATCGGCCGACGTGAGCGGAAAGGCCGTGGACTCGTCGAATTTGGCTGCGGTGATCGCGTCATCAGCCAGTGTAACCCCTGCGGTAACGGATCCAACCGCACCCGTGACTGAGCCAACAGCTCCCGTCACTGAGCCGACAGCTCCCGTGACACTAGCTGCAACCACGGCCCCGCCCCCAATGTTGTACGTCGTACCGTCACAGGCTTTTTCGAGGTTATCGGCAGCATCAGTGTCTCCCGAGATAGCAATCACGTCACTGTTGACGTTGCCAGTACCATACTTCCAATTCCAGTAATTGGCAGAAACGACATGGATGTCAATCCAGTGCACGATAAACCCGTCCACGTCATAGAACGCGATTCGCCCGTTGCCAAGCCAATTGAGTTGGGCCGCTGTCAGCTCCAGGTCATACATGCCGGTCGTGTCGTTGGTCACATGGACCATGTCGTTGTTTCCGCCCGAGGCAGTTGGACTGAACGCGGTACGAACTACCGCATTACCGTCGCCCTTGATCTGGAAGATCTCGACGGACATGCCGGTAACGGTGAGCGAAGTTTCTGCGGTCTTGTAATCGCCCGGATCAACGAGGGGGCCTACGGCAATCCTTACTGCCGTATTGGTTTTGAGTTCGTACATCGTCTACCTCATTATGGTCTGATAGTAATAGAAAGGACTGCCTGTAGGTTCCGTCCATGTGGACGTTAATTTTGGGCCATCATAAGTCGTATGGTCATAATCTGCACATCGTCTATTCGTTCCACTTACATTGAGAAGATAAAGAACAACCGCATTTCCGCTCGCCCAACCGCTCTGGTTTATCACCTCCTGAAAAGGTGTTTCTATACCAGGTGTATTATATGTGCTGCCTTCGTACCAAGTGTCTGATGATGAGAAATTAACATAGTTTGTTGTCTTTTTCCTGTTATTGGCGTCGGTACCTGAAGTAGGGGCAGACGGATTTAGTGCTTTCTCAAAATGTATATTGACTGAAAATGCGCTAGCATTGCCCAAAGCACAAACAAAGGTGGCATAACAGGTATTGATTATACTGGTTGGGGGTATAGATATATTTGTAAAACGACAAAAAGCATTCCTGTCGGAAGCAAATATTACAAGTTTGTAGTTGTAAAAGACACCACCTGCCCAATACCCATCATCTGCACTGGCCCCCACCTCCCAGTCGGTATCGACCAATTTTGCTTCAGCAGGAATCAACTCATCCCAGTACCAGGAGTTGTCGTCAATACGGGTCCTGGCCGTCTGAATGGCAATCTTGGCTTGCTCCATCGCCTCAGGATCGAGATTGGTCAAGTCGGCAACGTTGTAAGCTTCGGGAACTTCACGGAACGCAAACGGGTGGCTGTCTTTGCCATTATTGCCCAGCTCCGTCACCTTCCAGCGCATGGTTGTGGCTTTGGCTTTGCTTGCGGCGGAAAAATCCTTCCAGATGCCGACCCGATAAGGATGTACCCGCACGCTGGTCTTGAGTGCCGCCGAATCCTGCCAGGCGGTCGCGTTCTGACCATCGATGGAGACCAGCTCGACCCGCGCTACATGATCGGGGTTACTGCGTGACTGAATCTGGTAGCCGCAACGGTCTTGGAAGACCGTGACGATGTTGGGGAGGCGCGGATAGACAAGGACTTTTCCGATGCCTTTCAATTCGCCCGGCTCGCAATAGGTCTCGTCCAGATCGAGCCAAGAATCAGTATCCTTGTACGCCTCCTTGTAATGAATCGGGCCGGTACGGGCTTCGAGGGTATAGCTGGGTCTGCCGGTCTTGTCTTTGCCGGCGTCGAACATCTTGCCGGTCTCAGTTCTGAGGTTGGTCAGTTCTTCCATTCAGCTCTCTCACAAGTGATATCTGATCTGCCCCGTCCAGTTCTTATCGCCGCTGGTGTTCCAGTCGGTCGGGGCGGTTCCAGGAGCATGGTAGAGTGTGGCGCTTGAAGCATTCTGAGCCACATGCGCGAAACCCATAGCCACTGTGCTTGTCTTGATGCTGATGCCCATAGAAAAGGTGGCATAGTCGCTCACATTCCGCGCATTGGCAGGTAGGTTGATCCTGCAGTTGTTCGCGTCTGCCGTGCCAGCCGTCGCCCGATAGACGTTGAGCGTCACTATCCCGCCCTCAACCGAATAGTTGCAGCACCCACCAGACGGGTCGGTCGAAAAGCCGTCCCAGGAATCTACATGATTGAAGCAGGCCGGGAATCCCTGCGGATTGCTCGCGTAGCTGTAATGGGGACTCGTGATCTCAGCGTTGTCAAGCGTATAGTCGCCATTGATCATCAGCACAACGCCGGTACCGCCTTCGTCGGAAACCGAGTAATCGACGTACCAAAACTTCTCCGTTGTCTGAGTGAGCTTGATTTTGGTCCCCCTCGGGAACCGCGCCTTCACATCCTTCCCGGCAATATAAAAAACATAGGGCGTCGAATAGAGCCAGGTGTCGCCATCCTTATGCCAGCCGTCAAGCGATATGGACGAGACAATCTCAGCAAGCATAAGCGTCTCGGAAGACCAATAACCATCCGGCCAGTAGCCATCCGGCCAATAACCGTCCGGCCAATAGGGGGTCATGCTGGCCAGATACTGCGTGTCGAAGTAGGTCTTGAGCGCGGCCTTCAGATCGCTAGCCAACATCTTCTTGAGGCCATAAGTATCAGCACTGTCAGTCATCGGGAATTCATCATTGTCGGCCAGGGACGGTTTTTCGGTCGCCCCATGAATCAGCGTTGCCAGATCCACCGTATAGAGCGTGTCGAAATAGGTCTTTAACGTCCCTTTGATGTCGGACCAGTACGTCTTTTTCAGCCCATAACTGTCGGCACTATCGCCAAGCCCCAACTCGTCAGAGTCAACCGGAGTCGCCTTATTGTCAACGACATGAATTGCCGTAGCTACATCGTCAGTAAAGTCCCACGGAAAGCCTTCAGGGTTGATGGCGTAGCTGTAACACGGGTTTGTGATTGGAGCATCAACCAATGTATAATCAGAATTGGCAACCAAAACAACCGATGTGTGACCCAACTCGCCAACCGCTGAATAATGGACGTACCAAAACTTCTCCGTTGTCTGAGTGAGCTTGATTTTGGTCCCCGGTGGGAATTTGCAGGTTACATCCTTGTTGGCAATGTAGAAATAGTTGTAAATATCAGAACCATAAATCCACTCATCAGTATCCTCCTGCCATTCGACGCCCGGCAAATCTTCCCATGTCGGGTCAGCCCCGTCGCCCCTACTGGTGAGCACCTGCCCGGCATCCCCTGCCGGTAGATTATTCCACTTGTCCGCACCCCGAAAAACCAGATCGCCCCTTGCCTCGGCGGTGAAGTCAACATCGCTAAGGTCGTCGAAAGCGTGAGTATGCGGGGCATTATCTATCTTGTAGGTCTGTCCAGCCGGAATATTGACACTGCCGGCATCATCGATAAGGGCGAGACTGTTCTGTAGCTTTCTCCCGTCATTACCATCCCAGCGCACCACAGCATTATCGGTGGATAAATCTGGTCCCTCGGTCTTTGGCTCTAAACCATCATCCAGGGCCTGCTTGTTGATTGCATCCCTGGTCTGGGCCGGAGACCCAACATTCACGATCCGGCTGCCATGCATGTCGTGATGCTGCCCAATTCCATGAGCCTGTGACAGCAGCTCTCCAATCCTGATCAGCACTCGGTTGAGTTCGACGAGCGAAAGCGAACTTAACGTGAAATCTTCTGCTGATTTCTTGGCGCCGATCATGCGTAATCCACCATAACGGCCTCAACCGCACTGCTCGTGTCGACCTGCAACTGCATGACCTTACCACTGCACCCTGCCGGGAATTTCGTTCGCTGGTCGCGTTCCATCTCCGCGTCCATGTCAACGGTTCTTCCGTCAATCACAAGCGCCCCGTCAACCCAGGCCGACAGCGTGACCGTGCCGTTACCGATTGGCATTATCTGCAGCCAGGCATTTTCATTGAAGGGGCTCTTCCCGTAAAGCTTCCCACTCTTCCATGTGCACGCCACCCGCGCACTGCCGCCATAGAGCAGCTTGACGGTACCGTCCTGGAGATAGTAGAGTCCACCGTCTTCCGGGTTGACCCAAACGGCATCTGCCTCAATAGCCATGGTGCTCCATTGCTTGACCGTCTCGTCGAAGCAGAGCGCCCCGGCATTATGGAAGAGGATCAGCTTGTCATCCACAACCGCCAACTTGACGCCTGCATAACCAACATTCTCTTTAAACCAGTCTTCGGTAAAAGCTTCGTTGGTGATCACCACCGAATCGACCAGGTTGTAGAGCGCAATCCCGCTGTCGGAGAGATAATAGACGCCGCGGGCGCCGTTGCATGAAGCTGCCGCCAGACACGGCTCCTTGCCCAGCGGCTTGCTAGCGTGGAGCAGTTCGGGGTGTGTCCCGTCCACCCGGTACGGTCCATCCTCGCACAGCACCGCGAGCGATCCGGCAAACGGAACCACCTGCTTGATGTCGGTCCTGAAATTGAGGTAGTAAATGGACGGCCAGAAATCAGGTGTCCCGGGTTCGCAGAAATAGAGCCTGGAATCCTTCCAGGCGAAGAGCATCCCCCCGAACAGGTCCGGAGCCAGACCGTTGAGTTCGGTCGGTGGTGGGCCTATCAGAATCTCATTGCCCTGGCTCGACGTGTACCAGGTTGGGCATACAATCCCAAGATCGGTATCGGCCACCCCGTCGCTGTAACTCGTTGTCCCAATAGCCACCTCAGCCACCAGAAGATAATCTGAGACCGCCAGGCTGAGGCGATACAGGCGCCATTTGGTAATGTTGGAGTCTGACGGACTCGAAATGCTGACCGTCACATAATTTCCGTCTACCGTGATCTCCGAAGAAGGCTCGGAAGGTCCGCTCTCATCCTCGTAACCATCCACCTCACGAACCATGGTTACAAGGTAGCGATAGGTTCCGTCGAGACTGCCACCGGCGTTCCCCTCTGCTACTGTTGGCGCAGCCGGAACTTCCTGCCCGATATTGACGGTTGTACTACCGATCCTTCGCACGAGCGTGCCACCAGAAAGGTAGATCAGCATTTCCGTCTCATCGATTTTCCAGGGCAGAAAGCAAGCGTTGTTCCCTCCCAACCAGCTCCCGCCAAACTTGCAGATCGAGTCGTAATTCCCTGAGAGCATGGCAACCGTCAAATCGGCACTGCGAGCCGAAATCTGCTTACCAGACAGATCACAATCCCTGGCAACCGTCGCCATACCAGGCTTGACAAGGTCCCCGTAACGCGGCGCAATTCCCCCAAAACCCGACAGTGTGATCTTTCCCATCACAACGGCCTCATTGCATCGTAATGAGTATTTCCCCTGGATTCATCCCGCACAATCATCGCCTTCCAACTTTCAAATTCAGCATCCATCGCGACCGACAACGCAAAATCCTCTTCGGTCGCTCCCCCCTCAAGCAGCAGCATGGCCGCCCCCACCGCAACCGCTTCGTGATACTGGGCCGGGAGCGTGTCGGGATAGTCGGCATCATCATCCATCGGCGTGGGCATGGCGGCATAGGTCAACTCAATGTTGCCGGTAAGCGCGGGCAGAGTGTCCCCATCGGAGGCAGGCAACGGGAAGAAAGCAATCTCGCCATGCGGAAAAATATCGGTTCGCCAGGAGGTCGGCCTGCTGGTTTCCCCCAGGGACATACCAAATAAATCGTGCAACTCAGTCGTGTAGGGCACCAGTGCGGCATCGGTGGTCACATCATACACCGATCTCACCGGATAGCCGTAAGGCCTGAGCCCCGCCACCTTGACCCGCGGGTGGATCTCGTAGAGATGCTGCTTCTCTTGCATGCGGATCGTCAGCTTCTCTACGATCAACCGCACATCAAGCGCCAATTCCAGCAGGGCATCATTGAGTGCCTGGTTTACCTGTTCGATCGTGAAGCGCTCCCCGTTTGGGTCGTCAGCCATCAACAACGCCTGCTTGGCCAGGGCGGCCCGGGTCATCCGGTATGCGGTCAACATGGCGTGGCCTCCTGCGACATTGGGCCTTGCTGCTGGATCCTGGTCTTGAACTTCATGCAGGCCCGCAGCCACCGCCCGCTGCACAGTTGGAACCGCGCCTGATCGAGCTTGTTGCGGCGATACCGCAGGAGTTGCGAAGCGGCCCCATAGCGGATGTCTTTGTGAAACCACTCCGGGATGTCTTCGTCTGGATAATCGGCGGGCAATTTCATCAGCCTGGGGCTCTTGATGTAGCTGATGCCAAGGTTGCCGTAGGGAGAAATCACTTCCCGGATAATCCGGCCATCTCCCGTCCGTTGAAACGGAATGCCGGAAATCCGCCGCAGGCCCCCGGTCGTACCGTCGAAGGGCAGTCGGTTTCCGTCCTCGTCAGACACCCCCCGCAATAGTCCATAATCCGAGTCGCGGCTAAAAGTGGATCCATCCTGAAATGGGATCGGCAAAACCCCGATCTGGTCCTGGCGTAGCAACTCCCGGAAGAATTGAACCGGGTCGCCGGTTGCTGCCCGAGCGCCGCCGATCAAATCGATTTCAGTAATGGTCGTTGGCAGGATCACATAACCCTCGAGACCGTGCATGTGCACCCGCGTGAGCTGTAAACAGTCTCCCGGCAGGTCGTAGACGTTCACGCCCTCTTCGAGCGGAATCACCGCCCCGGCCCGCAACCCTCCCGCCAGGTCAACCGCCGTTAGAATCGCCCGGTTGACCGCATCCGCCACCTCCGCCCAGGTCCATACTAATCCGTAATGCCCCGTTGGGCGAATATCGCCACAAAGGCGCTGAGTGGCCCCGATGATCTGGCTAAACGTTTTTGCGTAACTGGTCCAAGGCATTTTCTTTACTCACCAAAGGGTGACCGAATGATCCAGATCCGGTTACTCACTTCCGTCGAACATCTTGCCGTTTTCGGTGCGGAGGGAGATTATGTCACTCATGCCAGTTCCAGATGGTTATTTCGACAGCCCGGTGATCGTGCCGCCTGCCAGCCAGGCCATGAGCCTTGTGGTGAGTGCGTTCTGTGACCAGTAGGCCAAGCCCGCCGGGGTGACAGACTGATCGGTCCGGGTCTCCGAGTTGTCAACGATGTCGGCGTGGCTCTGCTGGATGAGTGATTCGATGGTTGCGTAGGCCAAGCCCGCCGGGGTGACAGACTGATCGGTCCGGGTCTCCGAGTTGTCAACGATGTCGGCGTGGCTCTGCTGGATGAGTGATTCGATGGTGGCGTTGTCGGCACCGCCAGCACTACCGTAATCCAGCACAACAATACCGCCCTGGGCGGAAGTGGCCATCGCCAAAACAAAAAGAAATATCGGGATAATTTTTTTCACGGCTCACTCCATGCCAAACCAGTACAGGACGATCTTCCCTGTAGCGGAATGCACTGCATTGTTGGCAATATCCAGCTTCAGGCCGCCCCATACCGGCACCATCTGGGCGGTCCCGCTCACTGTCGGCTCCGCCACTTCCGTTGCAGTCGCACTGCGGTCTGATACGGTGATCGCCAACCCGCGCTCATCAGTCAGGGTGATATCATAGTCGGCCGTTGGAGCTGTACCCCCCGGATCGGTCTCAACCCACGCCAAGATTCCGTTGACAGGATATCCCAGGCTGCATTGAGCAAAACTACCGTCAGTGCTCTTCGCCGTCCAGTCAATGGTTTGCGACCACATCCCGGCCCCGTTGCTTTGCGGAGCATGAACCGTGCACACGCTATCCGCCGCAAACGCCATGCCAGGCGCAAGCAGCAGCGCAAACAAGACCATCAACATGGGTTTGCGGGTTTTCATCGTTCAGTCCCTTCCCGGCTCAGCCGATTCGTTCGTAAATCTCTCGTTCGGTCAGGCTCTCCCCGGCCAACGTTCTGGCCCGGAAATTCTGATAGGCTTCCTCGTCAATCCATCCCACCAGCTCAAACGGAAACCGCTGGGCAAAATCGACCACCTTGCGCCGCCTCAGCATCGGATTGGTCGAATCGAGTGTTTCCGGCTCGACTACCGGCTCCTTGGCGTTCCTTAAAGCCTCGATAAAAGCCGAGCGGACCGGAATAAACTCGTTCCGCTTGCACCTGATCTTCTCCCCGTTCACTCCAATCGAGATAATGTCCGGATCGGTTTTCCTGATCTTGCCGGGGAACCGGATCACCGCAAACTCTCGCTTCTTCGCCTGCACTTCATCTCTTCTTGCCGCTGCAGCAACCATTTAAAACTCCTTCAGTACGTCACACAGTCAACCGTGAGCTGCACCTTGTCGCCAACCACATTCTTCCAGCTCATGTCTCCGATTGAGTTGGCAAACAGAATGAAATCCTGACACTTGAAAGCCGTGGTGGCGTCGGATTCGTGATATTCGTAGGCTTCCGGAACAAACATATCGATCAGGTAACGCTCTAGCTTTTGATGAGAATCCGGCATGGTCCACTGATCGGACGGCAGCTTGCGATCAAATTCTGTACAGCCGCGCTTGAGTATCATCTTCGTCGCCGTCTCAGCGCTCACCTGCTCCGCAATGATCGGTCGCAGGTATTCGAGCACCTCGCGGCCGTGTGACTGGCCGTCGCAGTAGACGAACCCGCCGTAAGGCTGGCAGGTGTGCCGCCTGAAATCCATCCCGCATTTACTCGGAAACCCGGCTGCCTGCAGGACCCCCAGCAGCATGAACAGCTCATACACATTGGCCGGACGAACAACCACCTTCCAGCAGGCCTGGCAACCGCTCGGAATGTAGGGTGTACCATCGAATACTGGAAACATTTCCTCCCAGAACTGCCACAGATTGCATCTCCGATACCGCGACGGCTTCACGAAAATCCACGGACTATCGATGATGTGTCCTGTCAGCAACCGGAACTTCCCGGTCGAGGTGATTTCAACGCACTTCCCGGGCCCGCTGCAATGCGGTTTCAACCGTTCGTGAATGATTCTAAGGATCGGATTGAAAAATTGTCGATACACGAAGATCCTTTGTGGCCGGGCACGAAGTGGAGGCCCGGCCTATGATAGGGTTATCGGACGGCTTCCCACGCAAGCTGTTCGCCGTTGACGTTCAGGTTGCTGTCGGCGCCGATGCTGAATCCCGGAGGAGTGGTGATTTTCATGCCGTTCCGCGGATTCGGGTCTATCCTGTCACCGTAACACTGATAGGCAGTATCGCTGGCAGCGGTTCGCTGGTAGTGCCCGTCAACGAACACTTCCGATGCGTCGGCGCTCGAATCACCGTATTCCCAACGGTTGTTTGTTACGCCGTCGTAAGTGAGCACGTCGCCCCCGGCATACTCCCTCACCCCCTGCTGAGCGCTCGAGGCTACCGCCAGCTTGGTTGTGGCGTTGGCGCCGGATGCCGTCATCCTGGTCAATCGGCCCTCGTCGGCATTGCTGGCAACCAGTCCGTTTTCCTTCTGCCATTCCAGCACCTCAAAGTTGGCGGAATCCACATTCCACACCTTGACCCGCTTGGGGATGAATCCGAGGCACACATTGATCTTCGCTCCGGTCCCGTCGCAGGTTCCGTAAGCAACCTCATTGCCGTTCTGAGGCATGGTCTTATCCTCCTTCTATGATTGTGATGGGGGCGCAACGGCCCCCGTCAGGTTAGGTTGGATTGAGGGTTGCAGCAGTTTCGAGCCTGGCCATAAGGTCATCGTTCAAGATGACCGCCGTGTGCCAGAATTTCCACCCAAGAGTCCCGCGCTGACCAAGCGGGTCGTCCTTGGTCGGCTTCGGATTCACGACCGCCACGTTCCCGGAATTGACCCCACGCAACGGCACGGTAGCCCAGGCGTCCGGCGCCAGGATGATCAGCGGGTAAACATCTACCGCGGAGGCGGGATTGGTGGTTCCGATCATGGTTGCCCCGGCCGCACCGGCGTCCGCCCAGGCATCGAACATGGTGGTCAGGAGAAACCGCGTATTCTCCGCCGCACCCACTTCGTAAGGCATGGCCTTTGCCGGGTTCGGGTAGTTCTTCACCTCGGTAAACCCGGTGACGTTCTTCAAGTCCGCCTCGAGGTCGGTATGTCCCAGGCCCACGAAGGATGGTCCAACCGGCTCCGTCGAGTAGGCCGCGGAACCGGAAAGAACGTCCGTGTAGAACTCGGCATCGGCCCCACGGAGGTCCCGAACGATCTTGCGGAAGTCCCCGCGGTCCATAACCGTATTCACCGACGCCCTGTCCGAACCGTTCGTATAGAAAACGTTGGTTCCGCCCTTGAGCACGTTGATGTTGAGGGTTTCACGCGTCTCGCGCATCTGCCGCGACTGCAGTGACTGGAACTCTCTCAGCACCGGATCTTCGTGGGTGTCCTCGATCACATCTGTGATCCCGATCCAATCACCGTACTGCTCCACCGTGCATTCAACGTCCACATAGGTGGGCTTGGTGCCAGGAGGAGTCACACCCTCGGCCAACGGCGTGGTCGCAGCCGATAGCGCCAGGTAGCGCCGAAAGATCAGCGTCCGTCCTTTCCCTTTCGGCATTGGCTTGGTCTGCGCAAACCGTTCCGTAACGATCCCTGGAGTGGTACGCTTGAGCAGCTCACCCCAGGCCGCGAAGTTCGTGCGGGGGCTGATGTCCCCATAGGTGGTGTATTCAGCCATTTCAAATCCTCCTTACCGTGCTCGGGCAAGGAGCTCAGTGTCTTCCATGCCCGTCACTTTATGCCTGCGGCCTTGTTGAAGATCGACTCAGGATCGTCATCATCAGCCTTGGTTTTTCCCATCGCGCCCTTGTTGCCCTGCGGCACTCCACCGCTGGCAAACTCTTTGACCTGCGAAGCCTTGGCAGCTAGCGCGGCGTCATGCTTGGCGGCGGCCTGCTTCGCTGAATGCTCCTTGAACTGCGAGATAATCCCGATAGCCTTGAAGGGATCGCTCACGTTCAGGAACCCGGGAGATGCCTTGTCCCGTTCTTCAGCCCATGACTTGAACTCGGGTGAGGCCATAACCCGGTAGGCATCCGGGTGCCCTTCCACAAACTGCCCGGAACTGTCGTAGAAGCCTCCAACCACCTGCCGCTCAAAGAATCTCTGGCCTTCCTGCTGCCGAAACGACTCATGAAGAGACTTGATGTCAACGTCTCCGAGAGTATTCCGCAGCAGCTTCTTGGCCTCGTACTGGACCGCATCAGAAAAGCCCGGGAAGTCGTCATAGAAGCTCTTGACGTTCTCCGGCATCTCGTCCGCCTTGGCTCGTTCGGCTTCCTTGTCTCTGGCCTCAATGGTGTCAATTTTCTTCTGCAGCTCGGAAAGTTGTGTCGCCAGGTCGTGCCCCCAGCGCTGCGTATCCGCCAAGCGCTTCTTGAGCGTTTCCGCGTCGTCTTCCTTGGGCGCTTCCTCTTCCTTCGGTGTTTCTTTCGCCGGCTCATCTTCCGACGTTACGGCTGGCTTTTCCTCGGGAGTCCCCTGGTCTTTGCCGTCCACCTCGGGGGCCTCGCCAATCGCCTCAGCGAAGACAAGATCCGCGTCAACCTCGTCGGTTTGTTCGGACTGGATCTTCTCTTCGTCTTGCTCTTGGACTTTTTGCTCTTCTTCGTTCATTCCGTTTTCCTTTCCGAGAGTCCTGTCAAAAGGGTCGGATCAACCCAATATCAATACACGGCCCACAGGCCGCCTAGTACAAGAAGCCGAACAGGTAGAGCGTGTTTGTCGCACCACCGGCATGATTCGCCACCACCGCCTTAATCACCGTCCCTGCCGCATAGGCTTCAATCTTTGCAGGGGTAGCATTCGGAACCGGCATAAAAATCCCGGCATCATTGGCGGCATCAAGGTTGTCGCATTGCTGAGTGCTCAGAAAATCGGTCAGCGCTCCAGCTTGCCCGATGGTGATATCGCTACTCCCAGCGTCAGCCCCAACCACCAGCACGGCCTTGGTCAATACCGCCGTCTTTCCGGCCGGGACAGTATAGATGGTAGTGTTCCCATCCGCATCCAGTGCCAGGTTGGTAGCCGACAGAGCCGTTTCGATGTTGCTTGCTACAATACTCCCCGAAAACGTCTGAGTCCCGGCGAAGGTGTTGGCGGCGTCTGTCCTGGCAAGCGTGGCTGAGGTGGACGGGAATGTGTAGGTCTGGGCAGCTGTCCCAGACAGGGTGTAACCAGCGTAGGCTGGCGCCGTAGCTACGCCACCCGACAACAGCGGTTGACCGGCCGCAACGTCTGCCAGCTTGCCGATGGTGGTTGCTCCGCTGGCATACAAAATGTCGCCAATCGCGTAAGAGGTTAAATTCGTGCCTCCTTGATTGACCGGAATCGTCCCGCTGGAAGTCAAGGCCTTACTCGAATCGGTAAAGACCGGCTTGGATGCCGTGAGAGCGCTCATGGTGGGAGCGGTCGTGCTCGTGTAACCGGTCGTGAAGGTAGGCGACAGCGAGAACGTGACGGCCTTCTCGAACAACACGTTACCCTTGAACACCATGTCTCTGATTTCCGCATGCCATCCGGCCCATGCTGCCGTCGCCACCGCAAACACCAGCAGAGCCACCACAATCAGGCTTTTACGTTTCATCTTCTTCCCCCTTTCTGTCTTCGGCGTGAACAATCTTCCAAATGTCCACGGGCAGGTTTTCAATATCATCAACGATCTGGATCACCCCAGACCAGTAACCATAGGTTTGGAGGTTGTTGCTGAGCTTCCTCAAACTCCTGGCGGCCGCTTCCCTGACCGACCCCAGGTATTGCACCAGCAGCGGCCAGTCCGGGTTTTGCGTCAAGTTCCCGAGACGCCTCAGCTCGTCTTGGCTCAGGTGCACTTCCGGATTCACTGGATCACCTCTTCGGGTGACGGCTGAACCCCGGCTGCCCCCACCGGTCCGCCCTGCATCATGGCCTGCTGCTCCATCTGTGCCTGCATCGCCATGGCTTGCTGCTGGATTTCATCGTCCGTCATGAAAAACTTGTCCGGGTCGATGTCCCGAGTCCTGGCCAGCTCTCTCAGGAACTCGATCACCTTCGTCGCCTGCGCCGTCAATTGGTTCGACAGGGCAAATTGAGCCAGACTCAGGATGTTTTGGCCTCTAACCGCCTTGTCCTGATAAGACGAGAAGCCCATGGCCTTGACAGCGTAATCCCCCTTGATTCCCTCATCCGGACTCGTCGCATAGTGGTAGTCATAAAACCCGGTAATCAGCGGCTCGATATGCCCTTCGTCACAATTCCTTACCGTGCTCCCAATCCCCTTGTTGGCGGACTCGACCAACTTACTCATCTCGAAGGCGGTATCGGGCTGATATCTTGACGTTTCTCCCTGCAATACGTCCGGGAGGTTGGTCTCCTGGCTGGCCCACCGCTCAAACATATTGATCAGCTCGGGCGTGCTGCCGGTTACGTCGGGAGGCGCGAAGAACTGCAACGCCTGCCTCACGTCCTCCACATGGTCCGCCGTCTCGAAGGTCTTGCCGGGATAGAGCACCTTGTTTTGCCCGGGCGCCATCTTTGAAGCGTTCCACCAGAGCAACAGATTGCTCGACAGGCTCTTGTTGTCCATCATGGCCCGGGTGAGCCCATTCACCATGGATTGACTGTCCTGCATGTTCTCTGGCACGCTCAGCGCCCCCGCCTCGAATGGAATCTGCTCCCACACCGCCCGGTAAACGGGCCGGTAGCAAAACGGGTTCACGGTGGGCTTCCGGATCACTACAGGGCTCTTACCCTTGGCAATGACACAGTGGATCTCGACTTCTTTCGACTGCTTGACGTTCGAGAGATCGACCGACCATTTGTCGCTCTCTTCGAGATAGCGTTTAGGCACTCGCCCAAAGAACTCGTAAACCGGAATCACCCGCTTGCGCTTGAGCAGCACCTCGGCATAAGGACCGTGACTCTGATCGATCTCTCCAGAGTCGTCGTCCTTGAACTGGCCCAAGACCGACCGGATGGCCTCCTCGTTGTAGCCTGGCGATCCCACCAGATCGAGGAACCTGCCGTAAGACATCATCTCCCGCAGGCAGACCCCATGGCCCTCCTGATGGTTGATGCTCTCCATGTCCCAAAACACCGACCACGGGTTGATCACCTCCATCTCCGGGCGCCACGCGTCCTCGACCTGCATCATGTGCCGACCGTAGCGAGAGAGGAGCTGTGGCCCGGCGTCGTACCCGAACCCGGGAACCGCCAGCACTCGCCGCGTTACCTTGCGTCGTCTGAGAACCGGCCCACGAATCCAGCTCATGCCGTAGAGCGCCAGAACCATGGCGGCCGTCATGTAGCGAGACTCAGCCCGGCATTCGTCCAGATCATCCCGGATCTGCTTCGACATCCGTTCACAACGCGCCCAGGCTTCCGGCTCGGGGAGCATCCTCCCGGCCATGTCTTCCGGGACGGGAGTGGGCTCCAACTCATACGGCAGCCTCCCGTTCTGAAGCATCACGGCGAGCAGGTTGTTGTACCCGGTAACAACCTTCTGCTTCGTCAGTCGCACGAATACCTTGGACCGCCAGCCTTGCCCCTCGGAAGTCTTCCACTTTTTGAGCGTGGAGGAATCGTAGCGACCACGGAAAGCGTCGTCGTTGGCGCGCCATTGCTCTTCGATCAGATTCCGCCGCTCCTGCATCATCCAGTCGACCAGGTCGTCTATGATGTAGGTTGCCAGCCGATCAGTCTTTGAGTCTGCCATGATTGTTCCCGGTCCTTTGCTTCCAGACCTGTTTGATCCGCCTGGTGATTACCGTCTTGCCGCCCACGGTGATCGCCTCCGGGGCCGACACTTCCAGGATCACGTTGCCCTTCCAAAGGATCGTCATCATCCAGTTGTTGGTCTCGTCGTGCAGGATCTTCGATAGTTGCCGCATCTCCTCGTGATCCGGAATCCGCCCCTCGATCTCCTGCAAAGCCTGGAGGATCGCCCCGTCAATGATCTTGCTGTGCTCGGCCGCCAGGTCGTACAGCATGTGACCAACCGACCACCGATCTGGTTTGCCTGGTATCCGGTCCCCAAGTAGCCCGTGGTGAGTATGCAGCATTCTCAGTACCCCGCCGCCTTGTCCAAGGGTTCGTAGTGATCGCGGTCCAGGGTCGCCCGGATCTCTTCTTCCGTCCGTGGCCGCACCTGCTTATCGAGCATCCGGCATACCACGCCCAGGGCGTCCACAATGTCTTTCTCTTTCCCGCGCGGGAAACGCCTCAATTGGAGCTCCACATCAAACAGCCAATCCGGGGCCGTCGGCCCCTTCTTGGGTAGCCAGATTGCCCCCTGCCGTGCGCGGCCCTGAAGGGATCTGGCCTTGGTCAGCTTGTCGTTCATCGGGCTCATGGGCTCGACGTTGATGTAAATGCCGGTTTCCTGCATGTGCACCTTCAGGAAGGGCATGATCGTCCTGGCGATGTTCTCCGCCTCCACCCCGAATAGTCCCATGCGATACCGCGCCTGCAAGTCCGTCATCTTGTCCACAATCGTCAGGCTGTCCCAGTGACCCTTTGGGCAGTCCACAAGATAAAGCTCGTTGTTGACATCCAGCCCCACCACCGGGAGTGCCGTGTCACACGCACTGTCCTTCTCACTGATCGCCAGGTCTCCGCCGGCATAGAACTTGAGCCGCTTGAGCAGATGTTTGAGGTCCGCATAGTCGTACCGAGGAAACCAGCCCACCTGGAAAAACGAGTCGCCGTCCTCCGGAACAGGGTCGAGCAAATACTGGCATGAATAGATGTAGCTCGACACCAGCGGGTCATGCTTGATCGAATCAAGCTGAGCAGGTCCATACTGTACCGGCCAGAGCGTACGCCGGCGCTTGACACCATCCTCATCCACTTCCATCCACTCAGCCGGTCGCTTATACACCGTGTAGTCCCCGCTCTCCTCCATCTCGCGGTGGAGGTCTCCGTCGTCGTAGATCGTTCCGCAGATCGAGACATTCCCGTAAGTGGTGAGGATCGATGATCGCACCAGGGCATAAGCATCCTTGAGCTTGGCCATCTGCTCGCCGTTGGTCGTGTTTTCGGGAACCACCAGGTCATCGAACTTGATCCTCCCGAAATGGCTCCCGGTCGGCATGGCCTCGATGCCGAACGCGGTAATGCTCGCCTCCTCGGTCGAGATGTACCCTGGCAGAAAGATTTCATCTTCCCCCCACTTCGGGCATTCGCGCCGGTCCTTGGGACTGCGCCATACCCGGTCAGCGAACAGCGACCGGAAAACCGGGTTGCTCTCGTGGTGATATTTGATCCCGCGCATCCGCTTGACCGCTCTGAGCCTGGTATCAGACCCCAACCCGATGGGCTCGCTCGGCTTGATGAGATTGTGACGGATAGTGTCCGCAATGCTGTAGATCCGGCTCTTGCAGTGACCCCGAGGCAGGAGATAGAGATGTCTGTGCCGATCGCGCTGAATCTCCTCGCAAAATTCCTTGTGCGGCTCCCAGCAGAGCCACCACATTCCCAGCACGTACTTGCTGAAGAAGTAGAGGTCCCGCATGCAGTAGTCTTGGAGCTCACTCAGCGTCCTCCGGTCCAGGCCCTGCGATGCCGCTGCTCTCAAGGCGCTCAACAATGGAGCGTATGCCGGGTCCGGCCGAAATAGCGAGTTGCGCTTCTGATTGTATTGGTCCTCCATCCGGCCCGCTCACTTCCCTTCTCTCAGGCGGCATCATGCCCCACAGCTTGATTGCCAACTCCAGCGCCCGGCCCCGTGTCTGCCAGTCAACCATGGGATCAGACAGTACGAGGTCGCCCTTGTAACAAAACACCTGCTGTTTCGTGGCTTTAAGCTGTTCCGCCAATTCCTCGGCCAGGGTGGCAGGGTTGATTCCCTGCTTCCCGAGATACAGCCCTGCGCCCAAGGACTGGTCGCGCAGGATTGCATGATAACGCTCAACCCGCTTCGCCCAGGTGTCCGCCTGGCGCTCTTTCTTGGCTTTGGCCCTGACAGCCATTCGGTCACTTCCCGGGCCCCGACAGCGGCCGTTTCCAATCCACTGGCAGGTTGACCTCCCCATTGCTGCGGAAATACAAAACAAGTATCCCTAGAGCGTAGCCCAGACGGTCAATCATGCCCGCAGGGAACAGACTACCGAACAGATCCGCAAAGACCGGATCTTGCAGGGCCGTGGTCAGCAGGATCAGGATGCCTAGCCAGTTGATCTTTGATGTCAGTGCGCCTTTGGACTCGATCATTTCTTCACCGCCTCGATCAGCGTCTCAAGCCGCTCGACGAGTGCCAGCAGCTCGGTCTTTTTCTGCAGAAGGTCCACGAAGCCGGTTGCGTCGCTCACCAGCTCGACGGCCGCGCAGTAGGTATCCACACCAGCGGCGACCTGGCCGAGCAGTGGCTCAATGGTGGCGACGAACACGGCCTCATGATCCGGAAAGTAGATTTTGGACCAGGCTACGGCAGCACTCGCACCCACACTGGCAAGCTGGAGGTCTTGGCAGGATGATACGGCAAGTTGCTGCCATCCGCGCTCTCCGGCCTGGTAGGACTGGATGGTCGAGCATCCCGCAGTGGCGAGGGTCAGGCACAGCAATAGAATGATGGTGAGTCGTTTCATGGGTGTCCTCTCTGGCTCATGAGGTGCAGTATCAATTGCAGGGCTGGTATCCCGATTGCAGCCCCGCCCAATATCCAATTCAGCTTCCGGTCAAGATTGGCGATGGTAGCGAATATGCGCTCAATCTTGTCGCACATCTCTTCTTCGCGTTGCCGGTGGGCCTGCTGGTGATTATCCCAGCGGTCGTCAATGCGCTTCGCGAACTCGGCATGGACTGGGCAGCAATTCTCAGGGCCGGCCATCACCACCACCACATGATCGCTACCCCGGCCGCAAACCCAGACAGCCACACCCCGGCCGCAAACCCAGACAGCCACAGTACTACCTGTTGCCTCACCGTCATTTGAGCGCCTCCTCGATCCGTCGCATGTGCTCTGTCATCCGTACAATGGCTCTTGCTGCAAGTTTTTGCTCTAGGGCTATGCCGGCCAGGGCGTTGCGTATCTCATGGCATAGCTGATCGCGTGGCGGCAAAGACAACTCCGCAGACTCGGTTCCATTTTGCAAGCGCCTCCGCCACCAGGCCGGGATCATCAGCTCTCCTAAATGGTGCCGATATATCGTTATTTATCTTGTAGACGCTTATACTGTGCGGTTTTGTGGATGTCAAGCCGGGGGTAGGTACTTTGAGGTCTACTTTCCTGGGGGTACTTTGTGAGGGTACTTTTTTTCACCTTTTTTAATTTTTTTTTGCACGGCTGCTTGGGTTTCAAATAGTTTGCGGCGGTCCGCAAGGATTTTCTCGCGCCTTGCTTCAAGCTCTTCCACTCGCCTTTGGCGCTCAACCTCTGTTGGCACTTTTGCTGCTTGCTGGTGCTTGGTGACGGTCTGAGCGTTGAACGTGTAAGGGTCCGTAGCGATGTGCTTTTTTAGGGAAGCTTCAAGCTTCCGCAACGCATTTAGCCTTCGAGTCTCATCCTCACATGGCCCATGTTTCACTCTTTCTATTTCATTCATCCGCTCGATATAGAAGTTGAACCAATCCTCAACATTCTCCGAATGTTCCGGCCGGTCCTGTTCCATCATCCATCGGAAATGCTGCTCGCTTCGGTCGTCTAACGCAGCGGTAACGTGAGCGTCATGGAGTTCAATGTAAGGCTTTTTGTCTTTTGGCATGGTTGTGCCTCCCTTGTGCGCTCCCTAAGAGGGTCCAGGGAAACCGAGTAATACCCAGCCCCAGTTTGCGCCGGGGCTTTTCATTTTTCGTGGGCTGAGTGGAGCCAGACCTGCAGGCGGTCGGTGAAAGCACAAACCCTTAGGCGAGGGGGCCTCCCCCGGTAAGCGGTGAACAGCACCCCGGCCTCCTGCAGTAGCGTGCTTTGGTTTTTGAGCGACTGAACGGAGCAGCGCAGATATCGTGCTATTTCCTCCAAGCCTACGAGGAGTTCGCTCATCAATCCAAGCCCGGCTCGTAGGGTCTGAGTCCACGCCCACACTCAGCGTAAACGTCGGATTCCCCCAACTCGGCCCGCAGTTTGTCGTAGGCGAATTGCGCATAGTGGGCCACTTTAAGGAGGTCCCTGAGCTGCTCCACTGGGCCGCGCACACTGGAACGTCTGCGATTGTAGTACCGCTGAATCTCTCGCCAGCAATCTTCCACAGAGAACGAGTCCACCTGTTCGTTGCCATCCGGGTTGCCGTATTGCGCCAGGGTATATCTCAGGATGTGACACTGCATCTGCTCATTGAAGTCGAGCCACTGTTTCAATCGGTCGTACATTAGAGTTGTCCTCCTCCATTCCCATAGTGCGCCCAGGCATACTGAGCGAGGAGCACGGCGTCCGCCTCGTTGTCGTCCTCTGGGTTTCGGCCCAGATACTTCTTCGCGGCCAGGATCATAGCAACCTTGTTGGCATGGCCTGACCCGGTTGCCCATTTTTTCAGCGTGGTGCTGGGAACCGGCAGGGACTCAATCATTTTTTCTGCTGCCAGCTCCTGCACGCGGGTTTGCAGGCCCACGCAGAGCTCTGTGGCTGCCCCTCCGCGCATGTGAGCCCGCTCGTAAACGAGGAGTTGTGGGCCGCGTCTGAACTCAATGAGTTTACCGAGCCAGTTGCGGAACCTGAGAAAGACGAGACCGTTTGATTCTCCGCGACGCTTCTCGAAGCTTTGCACGCCCGATTCGATGATCTCCCCGGTTTTATCCAGCAGGCACCACCCGGTTTTCGTAGCACAGTCAAGAGCGAGGATCTTCATTCATCAACTCCTTCCGAGTATGAGTTGCTGCCAGTATTGCATTCCTTCGGCGATCCTGCTGGCCGCCAGCTCCCGTTCATGGGCTGGCCGGTTACCATCCAGGACAATCCGGCATTGCTCCGAGACGGCCTCCTCGGCTTTCCTGAGGGCAGGATTGAGGAGGGCTTTTCTCATGGCCAGGCGTCTCCATTTGTTGGCGGCGGGTATCCGTTCGTATAAGTCCGCCACCAGGTCGTGAGCATCGAAGATGGGTTGAAACGCGGGTGGATAGGACTGATCCCAGGGGATAGCGACGGGGCTATCTTCTGTAGCGTTCTTTTTGGGGGGTGCCGTTTCGATCTCGGATTTGACTTGTGCGAAATCCATCTTCTTCTCCATGTTCATTTTGGTCAGGCTGAAATTGAATTCCGTCAGGGTTCCGTCAGGGTAAACTCTCTCTCTTTTTTTTATAAAATATAATAATACTAATAATATGTCAGGGTGGTCAGGGTGGTCAGGGTGAAAAAGTTATTTCTGGCAGAAAAAATAGTTTCAACTTCTTCTTTCTGTCATCATCTGAACATTTTCTCCCAGCTTTTTTGATTTGCCATTTACCATGCCCACTCTGACATTCACCTGATTTTATTACGAAATGCAGATATAGTTACCCTGACGCGACCCTGACGCCACCCTGACCACCCTGACATTCACCTGATTTTATTGAACAAACAGAATTTAGGACGTGTCCCATTCCACCTTCTGATTGAAAGCTTTTTCAAACAATGTCCGGCAGACATGCAGGTCCGGGATATTCAAGCATTGAATTCTTTCTCCATTTTCAGAAGGCCTGGAACCGTGAATCTCGGGGCAAACCGACCGTATCTTTTTGACAAAATGAGAACTGATCAGCGGGTATCGCTCATTGAGCATCCGGCAATAATCAACATAACTACTGTAGAGGTCCCGGGTTGGTATGGGTGAGAAGTTTACCCAGCTCCCATCTGAATCTTTGAGATTCCCATTACTTAATCGATGAAACCAAAATTTGATTGCGGTGTTGGCGGTCTGCATCTGTTGATCGAAGAGAGCTTCTGTTTTTGGAAATTTTCTAAGATCGACATTGCTGATATTGAGATCAAGGAGGTCATAAAGCATGGCCGCCTGTCCTCCGTTTTTACGTTCTCGAGAAATAGCCTTGAAATACTTGGAATCCTGAATCTTCGTTGCACCGACATCAATCACGAAAAAGCGCCGCTCATGGATCGCGGCGGGAACCACCCAATCATTGTTCGAGGCAATGATGATCCTCATGTGATTTTTGATTGGAAATGGATCCTTGTTTTTCGGTTCAACCATCAAGTAATCTTCGGTGACCAGTGCCTTCAGCACTCCTTCGGCCGCTTTATCCCCAGCCCACAAGGCTTCGTCGACAAAGCACAACAGGACATCCTTGGTGTGGGCATTGAATCTTCCGGTGAGTTGTCCGGCCTGGGTGATGTGCATGTAATGAGGTCCGAAGATGGTCCCGAAGTATTTGGCGAATACGCCCTTTCCAACCCCTTGATCGCCTCGCATGACGATGGATATTCCCGGCCGCTCCCCACCGGGTTGTTGAACCATTTGCGCCATCCAGGAAAGCAGATACTTATAGACTTCCATGTTCTTGCGGCTGATGTTCTCGTACAGGTGCTCCTGCATGAGCGACCAGTCACCCTTTTGGGGCTCTATCGAGAGACCACGGTATAGATTATAGTATTCGGGATGGAATTCTCCTGGTGCAAACACCACTCCCCGGTATTGTGGACGTTCTTGCGACTTAAGCCATATTTCAGACAGGTCGTATTGCTTGGCTTTCCCGTTTCCATTGGCCATCCAGCATCGCTTGTTGGCGTACCATTTACGGAAATCTTCGACGGCTGAGAAGGTAATGGTGGGGCGGTTGAAGGTTGGATCATGCTCATGGTTCATGATCAGGCATTTTCCTCCAATCATGATCACGGCATGTTTTTCATTGAGGGCCTGCAACTCGGTGGCAATGTCCTCGGGAAGAAAACTCTTTGACTGGTTGCCTTCGGATTTGGATGGTGTGCAGGGTTTTCTCTCCAATGCCATCAGCTCCTCGACCGATTTCCCGTATTTCACGAACCAGTCGGTGAGGTCCTCTTTCTCCCGCATGAATTCCGGCCATTGGATCATCGACACGGACCTGGCGAAGTGGGGCAGGTGCCGGGCCACCCGTTCGGCGCCTTTCCGGCCGGCGTCGTCATGGTCGTAGCAGATGATGACTTCGAGGCCCTTGAATTTGGCGTTGAAATGATCCTTCCAGGTTTCGGCGCCTGCGGTCTGAGTGACGCAGTAAAGGCCGCGAGAAATCCCGCATAAGGCGTCTGGCTCGCCTTCGCAAAGGATGACCGGCTGCCCGGCCGCCCGGGCCCGCTCGATCACCTCCTCGGGATAGAGTCTGGCCTCCCCCAGGCCCTTGCCCCAGGACAGGATTTTGTTGGCGGTCTCGGGAGCGTAGGTCCGGATGTTGACGAGCGCTCCCTCGGAGTACACCGGGATCGCCACGGCCTTGCGCCTGCCCTTGTCGTGATACTTGATTCCGTATTTCTCAATGACCTCTCGGGACCATCCGCGCTTAGTTGTCAGGTATTCCAAGGCCTGTTCCGGTAGGGGGGAGAGCTCTTCGAGTGTTTTGATGCTCAGGGTTTTTCTGGCTGACTTCGGGGCGGATGAATCTGGTGGAAGGTACTTTTTCTTGAGTTCTTCGACGGCTTCCTGGGGGGTCATGTTGTGAAGTCTGGCGTGGAAGTTGATCACGTTCCCGGACCCGCAACTCGACCGGCAGATCCATTGTCCTGTCTTGAGATTGGCCGAAAATGAAGGGTTTTTCTCGGGGTGGAGCGGGCATAAACCGACCAGTTGATCTCCGGCTATTTTGGCCTTTTGGACGTATTGACCATAATAGCTGGCGTAGTCAATGTGTCGGTCGAAGTCGGGCAGGGACATTACTCGAATGCTCCGCTACGGTTTCAGTGTCCTCTCCTCGGCAGGAAGAGACCCCACCCGGGTGGTCGAAGTCCGGGCGGGGCTGGATCAATCTCCTGGCGCTCTTCTCAAGGACGGCCCGTTTTCATTGTCCGTCCCGGTACTGCCCCGGAGTCACATTCTCCGGTCAGCGCCAGAGGAGGTAGCATGTTGCCCGGCCGCGTGATGTTTGGCCTCCCGCCGGGCTTCGGGGGGCGCGCAGGATGGGAAGTCATGGAAGCGGGAACGGGAATCGAACCCGTGATTTCCGGCTTATGAGACCGGCGCCTTACCGCTTGGCTATCCCGCATTGTGTGCAACCTGATCCGAGGTGCCGTTGCCGTTCTTTCGCAGCATCGGGTTCGGGAACTCGTCCGGCCACAACCACGCTCTGCGGTCGATTCCGGTGATCCGTTCGAGAGTGATCGCAAGATCGGCCGAAGGACGCCTCTTCCGGCAAAGGATATGGTCAATATGCCGGTGGCAAACCCCGAGTTGATGCTTCTTGAGTTCGATGTGAGTCATGATCGTTTCCTTTCGGCTATAAAGGCTAGAGCTTTATGCTCACACCGATCACGAAACCAACGAGACATCCAATCAATAAAGCCGTCCATGCCAGGTCGCATTCCATCATGGCAACTCCTCACAGTTCCTCATAGTTCCTCATAGTTCCTTGCAAGACGGATCCGCATGCTTCTGGTAGAGCATCGCCCAAAGCTTGGGACTGTCGTATTTGAGCAAGAGATATTTACGGATGGAGCGGGCAATGAAGGCCGACCGGGTGAGATCGGACTTGCCGACATAATCGTCAACGAGCTCGATCAGCCAGGTCGGGATACTGATGGAGGTGGTCTCGGTCGATTTCGGCAGATCGGAGAAGGTCATCAAGTAGATTCCTTTCCTCGGTTGGAAGAGACCCCGCCCAGGCCGGAGGGAGCCGAGACCTTGGCGGGGATGGACCAATTTCCTGGCGAGCTTCGTAAGCGGCGACCGTGGCGCTCTCCGAAAGTGAGAGACTGCGCGCCGTGGTCGGCTGCTACTGGCCACCCGTCACGTTCGGTGTGTCCTCGCCAGAGGAGGTAGCATGTTGCCCGGCCGCGTGACGTTTGGCCTCCCGCCGGGCTTCGGGGGGCGCGCTGGATGGGAATTGATGTAACTTTGTTTCGTGCAATATGTCGATCAATTGCCTTACACTGGCTGCTATTCCACGCCTACCGGTTCTCCAGCGAAACCAAACAGGATAGCTCACCCCAGCGGCGGAAGCAGCCTTCACTGGCCCACCATACATTCTCTCAAGCTCTATGATTTTTTCGATTGTTGTCATGGCGCATCAATAGTACCAGTGAGAATAATATGTTGCAACAAAAATTTCCACAGGTCTTTTGAAAAAGTTTCCGCCCGGTCATATTTTTTTCTTGCATTTCATTCCCGTTGGTAATATTCTTTACCTCACCAACGGAGGGAACCGGCCCGGCACCGCAATGGGTGTGGCTGCCGGGCGGTACCCCCCAGAGACCTGCCGTTGGTTCAAAGCTCTTTGACAACCCACAACCTTGACAAAAAGCTTCTGCCCCTCCCTGTGATCACTCGGCTTCGGCCACCGACACGTCAGGGGCGGATAACCCAAAGGCACCGCACCATGCAACCCGCCCAGTTTCAGGTTGCCCCGCGATGGGATCACGCCCAGGGCGGCAAGGCTCGAAGGGCTCGCGGCCGCGAGCTGGATGTTTGGTA